CTTTAACTATATGTTTATATTATCCAAGCTATCTCGGGTAGGTAATGCAAAAAAATTATTTTTTACGACTACCACCAAAGGTAACTCTAGACTGTCTATCAATATTGATAGGCATGTCCGGGTGTTGTTCCTTCATGAGTTCTCGATCAATCGCGTCTGTTCTGTCTTGAGTTATTCTTCTAAAATACTCAGCACGACTTCTCAGAATCTCCTCCGGTATCCTTGCCAACACAAGGCCACCAATTCCGATTAGACCAGCATGTTTTCCTTCTGAGATGACTGGATAATCATTCTGACCAATTTCACTAATTAGTGTTTCGGCCTTAACGAATTCCCAACCTTCTCTAAGTTTCTTAGACACATTACCTGGGTCTTCAAAACCATTAGTCGCAGTACGTATCCATCTATGTGCATACCCATGCGGTGCAGCTGGCGCATCCAAACTGGATGGTGGAGTCCAATCTTTTTTACGAGTTAATTTTTCTCGTTTACTAGACTCGCGTGAAGTTTTGTAGTCTTCCATATTAAGCTCCTTCCTTCACGTATTTTGCGTATTCCTCTAGTGGCACCCCTAATTTCTTAGCGATAACTACTTGTGATTTGGTGAGTTTCACAGTTTTGCGTCCTCCAGATCTACGACTGACTGATGCTACATTCTGGACGGGTTCTTTTGTAGCTTGTCGAACTTCTGTCGTCTCTTGGGCAAATTTCTGAGGGAAATACTCCTTCATACGTTTGTTGATTTGATTATAGTATTCATCACTCTCTGCGTCAATTCCCTCCTGCAATAGGTCTTCGTGTATTCCCATAGCAGCAGAAGTCATAACTCTATCAGAGCCAAACCATTCATTATCCTCAGCCCAAGTTTGAGCTTTTTGGCTAATTTGTGGTTGTGCAGTAGGTGTTTCTTCAACAGGTTGTGATTCTACTTGTTTTTTTCTAGCCTCTTTATCAGCAAGAGTCATAGAAACTTTTTCTTTCTCAACGGATAATCTTGTTAAATTATCTTGAGCCTCTAAAATTGCATCTGCGTCTTGAGATTCAAAAGCAGCTTTTAAAGCAGCTTTAGCTTTATCTCTTTCAGAGTCAATCCTAGCATTATATTCTTTAAGATAGTTATTATCTGTTTCTTCAAATTGATTTTGTGCTGTTTCGTATTTACTTTTTAAGCCTTTTGCATAATCAACTGCAGCTCTTTCTCTACGTTCAGCTTCTTTAATTTGAAAAGTTAATTTCTTAATCCTTTTTTGTACTTTCTCAGAATAATCTTCTAAGTCAGAAGAATCTGTATCTTCTTCTCTTTGTTCAAACTTAGGTTTTGTTTTTTCTTCTGTTTTTTTTACTTCCTGTAAAAGTTCTTTCGCACTTTTTGGATTAGTTACATCTGTATAACCTAAATCTACATCTTCTTTTTTTTCAAAAGCAGATGCTTCTTCTGTTGGGGTTTCTACATGAATTGTTTCTTCGTTTACTCCATCTGTATCTAATTCAACAGATGCTTGATTGTTGTCGTCAGCCATTTTATCCTCCTTAATAATGGTGCAAAATATCCGAAGGATCAGAAATTGTGGAAATGACTTCATCATCATTTAACACTCTTACTTCACCACCTTCTATTTTGAATCGTGAACCTGCATACCTACTAAAAATTATCCAATCATTTAGTTTGCACCAAGGTCCTTTTGGAAATTTATCTTTGTCATGATAACAAAGATCTCCCATTTTTAGCACAAGACCACAGACAGTTGTCATCTGTATAGTTTCTTGTGTTGTATCAGATAAATAAATTCCACCTTTAGTTTTTTTTGGACCTGCATATGGCAGAACCAAAATTCTATAACCTGTAGGTGTTGGTAATTTATCTAATGTTGATTTATTGATCGCTTTTGGATCAAGGACTGTTTCGACTTCTTCTCTAGCCTTGTAGGCATCTAGAAGCGCTTCAGTCCGTTTCGGTGTCTCCGTGGACTTGTTCATCTTCATACTCCGTTTGTGTCAGCAGGTCTTTAAGATCCTGTTGCAGATCTTCTAAAGATCTGATTTGACCTCTAACATATTGTAGTTTCTCCATGGTGTCAACACCATATATAGCGTGGTCTTTGAGTTGTTGAAGATTCTTTTTAATTTTTCTTTGAACTAATGAAATTGTATCTATATGCATTATAACCACCTTGGTCCATTGTAAAATAAAGTTATTGTGTGTCTTTTACCTTTTGTAACAGGCGTAACTTTATGTACTTGGTCTGATTTAAAAATAATCATATTTCCTGAAATGTCTAATTCAGGTACATATCTTTCACCATTATTTGTAAACAAATAAAATTTACCACCTTCGTACGCTTCTAATGAAGCATTAATTAAAATTGTTAGTTTTATATCATATATAAAATTATTAGAGTGGTCTTTGTGCCAATCATATTCACCGCCTTGTTCACTGTTATATTCATTAAGAATTATATAATTACCATCAAATTGTGGCCATAAATTATAACCTATGTGATCCTGATTATGTTTTAACACATGTTGATCTAAAGCATAAATATAATTTTTTAAAACTCCCCAATGTGTAAATGTTAGATTTGATTTTTTAATTACACCTTCTGCTTTCGCATCATTAATATTAATAAAATTTTCTTTAAAAACTTTGTGTAATTCTTTTAATTGTTCTTGTGTACATATATTTTCGTAATAATAATAATCGTGTATTTGATTTTTAAAATCCATTATAACTTCTGTAACATTATTTTGTTTTGACCCGACTCCATAACATTAAATCCATAATAACTTAATGCTTTACTAATATCTTCCATTCCATATTTTTTATAATCATCAAATATAAATCTTGATCCTTTTCTTGATCTATCAGCAAACCACACTGCTTCAGTAATAACATCTTTAGTCATATGTGGCCCATCAAAGTGAACTAAGTCATAAACCAGCGGTTGGGTTGCAAAGTAATTCATATAATCGGTATCTTTCATATGAAAGAAAGAAAATTCTGGATGGTCTGAGAAATCTTTTTGCATTTCTAATCTCATTTCATCTGTGTAGTCAGCTGTGTATTCTGGAGAGTTATCATAATGTTGGTATTTAAGATTACCATAAGGATCAATACCAATGTGTTTATAATCTACTTTACCAATTCTTGCTCTAATTGATAACATTATAATTTTTGAACCAAGACCTTCTCTTACACCTATTTCACAAGTTGTAACTAATTTTGGTTGTTCGAAAAAAGGAAGTGTCTCACACCACTTTTTTAGTAATTCGTATTCTGTGCTATCACCTCTAATAGTCATAGCAAGTATATAGATTATTTTATATCTAGATGCAAATTAAAAAACGCCTTGAAATTTTTTACCTTTTACAGCAATACCCGTACCTCTACACATACCACCGTGTTTAAGTGTAGGAACATTTCTGTTAAGCATGGCATTCTCCCTAGCGTCTTCATAAGTTTTTACAACACCAGGATTACCCATCATAGGTGGTTCTTGCTCATCCATTTTTTTCTTAGCCGCAACTAACATGTTATTTCTTCTTAATTTTTCTTCATAACCTTTAGGTGGGTTATATTGAGCATTTACTGTTCTTCCAGGTCTCGAAGATTTTTTAGTTTTATATCTATTTTCTGTTTTGTAATCAGACATTATTTTGTACTCGCAATTTTATTTTTGTTTATACCTTCTTTTATCACATATTGTTGAGTACCGTTAGCCCCTGTCTCAACTTCTTTTTTGAGGTCTTTAAACAATAGCTTTTCTTTAGCAATCTTTGATTGCTCTTCAGAATATTTCTCTAATAATTTAGTGTCTCTCATATATGTTTTTTATTTTACCAGACTTTTGTAATTTTTTTAAGTCCCCTTTAGTTAAAGGAGTTACAGATTTAATTGTCGGTAATACTTTTGGTTTTTTCTTAAATAAATTTTTAATCCAATTCCACATGACTATGCTTGAGATTTTTTAATTGCTTTAGCAGTAGGTGCACCTTTACTTCCAGGTTTTCTCATCTTCTCACCTGAACCTGCAGCAATTCTTTTTTTCTTCTGTTGAATATTGTACCAAAGTCCTTTTTTAGCAACTTTACCTGATTTAGTTTTGTGATAACCTTTTTTCATATTATATCCCTTCGTTTAAAAATTTGTCTGTTTTTTTTAAATTACATTTACATTGCTTAATTTTAAAAATTTTGCAAATAATTTTTTTAATTTTTTCCATAATTATTTTTTACCATTAGTTTTAATTAAATCTGTTGCTTTAATACCATAAATTGCTGCAACAACAGAAACCCATAATGAAACTATCCACCAAGGCATTTCCTGTAATTTCTGAAAATATAAATCTAGTTTAGCTTGGATCTCTTCATCTTCAGCGAATACAGAATAAAATAAAATAGCCAGTGGAGATGTGAGAACTAAAAGTACAAATTCGTCCTTCCAGTCGCCTTTTTGATTTTTTGCTATTTGTCCGCTGTACTCAATCTCTCCGCGTTTCATCTTTTCAGCATGAACGATTTGAGCCTCAGACATAATAATCTCTGATCTTTTTTTATTCTTATAAATTTCAGCTCCAGTTTTTAAAGCTGTGCCTATAATACTCCATGGAAACATAATGATTTATTTTACAGACTTCTTTCTTGTTTGTATAGTGCTAGGCATTGGATTACTCTGTTGTACCTTCTAACGCCTAAATAAGGTGCTATTTGATGTAAAAAATTGACAGCCCTTGGTCCACTTATTTTCCAACAAAAACTTAATTTATTCTTAATATCTCGTTTTTGTTCACTATAAATATTTCCATGTTTTACAAAATCTGCAAATCTTTGAATGATATCTCGGTCAGTCATTTTAACCCTACATGACAAACTTGATTTTTTTGTATTTTTTTGTGGGATCATGGTAACGGTCCCTTCACCTTCAAACACACCTGCTAGAAATATGAGCTTTTGTTGTTCCGACCAGCTATCAAATAATTTATTAACTGGATTTTCTTTTTTTATAAATATTTTTGTTTTTGGAACCCTTATTAAGAATTTTAATTCCTTGTGGGTTTGGACCTCTCTTAGGCGGTGGGCCATATTTTACTCCTCCACTTAAACCTTTTCTCATTTGCCTTTAATTTTCTCTCTTGCAACTTCTAATCGCTCATCCGATTGTTGATCTTGTTGTGCAAGTTTATCATATTCGTATTCTAATCTCTGTGCAGCTCTCATATTTTCTTGATCAGCTCTAAATTTAGTTTCTTCAGCTTTTCTTTGTAAGTCCATAGCTCTTAAATCAATCTCTTGTTGTTTTAATCTTACTAATGGATCTTCTTTACCTGCAGAAGCTTGCATTTCACCTTGAACTAACTCTTGTGTGATACGTGCAGCAACTTTTGCAACCTCAGCATCAAACATAATTTGGAATTGTTGAGGATCTTGTTGTGCCATCTGTGCCATTTCAGGATTTTGCATGATCATTTGACTTACTTCTGCTTTAGCTTTGTAAGAAACGTGATCTGAAATGTGTG